AGACATGTTTATCACTATTCTGATAAGTCTTATCCTACAAACCTGAGACTTATGCTACGTACATTTTCAATAACAAATTTCTATTTTATGGCAAAGCACCGTTAAAGATAAGTTTGGGACTAGCTCCTTATATATTAATTTTACTTCCCGATACTCCTTTTAGTGAAATTTATTAATATTTGTGTACTTATCTGTAAACCTGTTTCATTTTTGGATTCTTTTCTTCATGGAAAAATGATTTTTATTTATCCAAAAATGAAAAACACTGAACCTAGTATTATGATCTTGGCACCATTTTATTAAGGCATATCATACTATCTTTCATAATCTAGAAGCAAGCTGAGGATACAAATCTATCCGATTCAGAATTCAATGGCAAATCATGATATAGTTAATATTCTGGATTATAATGCCATATTATGTCCTTTAGGTTCTCTTTATACCTAAAGACAGCTTACTAGGAATACCCTCTAGATAATACGAACTACATATTACCTTCTGATATTCTAATAACCTTATTTGGTTTCTTTTTAGGTTATTCTTAGACGGGCTTGTGTTTATCATTTATATTTTTCAATTATCTTTGTCCACGAGCCTTGTTGACAGGGTGATTATACACTTCCTCTTAATCGGAAAACATAAATAATTCACACTATTCTCGATATTCATCAAGCTATTTACATGTTATCTTTTCATCAATTATATCTTATTCTGTAACATCCAAATGGGAAGGTAGGTTGGGTATGTCAAAAATAGACTTCCCAGATTTGGTTGATGAAACCTTCTTGTCAACTTATTGCTATTATTTACTCTTTTAATATTGTTTCTACTTAATAGCACGTTTATTTTTGCTGTTTAATTTCTTATCTTAAACAACATTCCATGACCCATCATTCTTGACAACATTCTTATTACACACCGGTATTCTTTTATGCTTTAGTGGTATATTGTCATTAAAATCTTGGAGCATGGCTTTCAGAAATGCTGTGGTCTTAAATTTACTTCTTCCTTTGCCACTTTCTAAAATAACACCTGCATGTCCAATATTATCAGATGTCTGAGTGAATACAATACATGGGAACACGAATTTACCTCTGTAATATTTAGTCCTAATCATAGACAATTTAGTATGTTCAAATGTAGTATATAATTCTTCTAATTAAAATATATGGATATCTAAATCATTGCAAATCTTTTGGACAAATTTGATCTATATCCCATCTTAACTACATAGTTACTTATATTGAGCATAACACTCATCTAATGATGTTTTATCATCATATTTCGCAAAAGTAGCTATGGCATCAAAGAAACAGTCACCATCTCTGGATGACAG